GACTCGTGGACTGACTTTCAATCACCACAAATCAGGCCGTCTCTTCGGAGGCGGCCTTTTTGTTGCCTTCCGTGAGACGCGGAAGAGCTTTTACCACACCGGGAGGGTGTTTTGCATGGCACTGAAATTGAGATTGACTGCGGATGAACACAAGAGCCTCGACGAGGGAATCAAGGGGCTGTACGAGGAGAAGGACGGCGCGTTCGTCCTTGGAGTGGACGGCATCGAGGACACGAGCGGGCTGAAGAGCGCTCTCGAAAAGGAGCGCAAGGCTCGCAGCGACTACGAGAAGGCCGTCAAGGCGTATCAGGGACTCGGGAAGAGCCCTGATGAGATTGCGGAGTTGGTCAAGGCTCAAGAGGAGTCGGAGAAAAGCAAGCTGGAGCAGAAAGGGGAGTGGGAAAAGCTCAAGGCTCAACTCCTCGAAAGTCACAAAAAGGAACTCACCGCCCGCGACGAGGCCGTCCAGAAGATGAAGAGCACTCTGGAATCGTACCTCGTGGACGCGGCAGCTACGGAAGCGATAGCGGCGGCGAAGGGAATCCCACAGCTGCTCCTTCCCCATGTCAAAAGCGCCGTCAAGGTCATCGAAGAGGACGGCAAGTATCAGGTTCGCGTCGTCGGTCCGGACGGCTCCCCGCGAATGAACGCGAAAGGGGAATTTCTCGGAATCAAGGATTTCGTCTCGGAAATGCGCGAGTCGGAGGTCTTCAGCCGCGCCTTCGAGGGCACCGGAACGACCGGGAGCGGAACGCCTGCGAACAGGGGGAACGTGCGCCCCGGCTCTTTCATCCTCTCCCGCGAGGACGCGAAGGACCCCATGAAATACCGCGCCGCTCGGGAGGCGGCGACCAAAGCCGGGCAGGAGCTTCAGATTGCCCCGGAATAACACACACAAAAAAACAGGAGGTAACATTCAATGAGTAACGTACTCGGCAACTACGATCCGATTTTCTACGCACAGGAAGCGCTCATCGCGCTCAACAAGGCTCTCGGCATGGCTGGGCGCGTCCATCGCGGATACGACCCCAACCCGCAGCAGAAGGGTTCCGTCATCAATATCACCCGTCCGTCCGTCTTCGAGGCCACGAACGTCAATACCAGCACCGGCGGAACGACGCAGGAACTTGCGCCGGAGAACGTGAGCATCACGCTCGACACGTGGAAAGAGGTGAAGTTCGGACTGACCGACAAGGAACTGACCTTCACGAAAGAGAAGATTATCACCGACCACATCACACCTGCGGCTTATGCGCTTGCGGATGCAATCGACCTCTCCCTTGTCGGTCTGTACAAGAAAATCCCCTGGAAGGAGTCCATCAGCGGCACTCCTGTAGTAACGGACATCACCGGCGTGCGCAAGGCTCTTTTCAACAACAAGGTGCCGATGAACGACCTTCACTTCATGGTTGACGGTGACGTGGAAGCAGGCCTCCTCGCACTCACGGCGTTCGCCACTGCGGATGGTTCCGGGCAGGCGGGCGTCGATACCCAGCTTCGCGGCTCTCTCGGGACTCGCTACGGCTTCGAGTTCTTCGCCAACCAGAACACGCCAGCGCATACGTCCGGTACAATGGCCGACACCGCCGGAGCTCTGAACGCAGACGCCGACAAGGGTGCCACGTCCATCGTCATCAAGTCGCTGACAGACAACCAGACTCTCAAGGCCGGAGACATCATCAAAATTACCGGCGACGCACAGCAGTACGTCGTGACTGGAGATAAGACGATCAGCAGCGCAACAACTGTCGGAATCTACCCGGCGCTTGCACGGAAAAACCTCGCTGACGCTGATGTAACGGTCGTTCTCCCGTCCGGGACCGGAGCGACAAAGAACCAGTGCCTCGCGTTCCACCGTCACGCCTTCGCGCTTGCTATGGCTCCGCTGAGCGACATGGGCGGACGGCTCGGGGCACAAATCGCCACCGTTGCCGACCCGGTAACAAATCTCTCTATCCGAAGCCGTCTCTGGTACGAGGGGAATACGTCCACGGTCAAAGTCGCTCTTGACGCGCTATGGGGCGTACAGGTGCTCAACCCGAACCTCGCTGTTCGGGCTGTGCAGTAAGGGGAGGGGCTAACGCCCCTCTCTTTTTTATATCAAGGCGGTGATGACATGGACTACGTAAAGATCAAATTCAAAGGCGGATGGGCGTTGCTCGCACGTGGGGAGTTCGATGCGACGAAGCACGAACTGTACACGGAGCCGGAGCCTGTTGCAGAGGAAACGGAACCTCCCGAGGAGGTGAAGCCGGATGAGCCTCGTAGTGGAGGACGGAAGCGGCAAGTCAAACGCTGACGCCTATGTCTCCCTGGTGGAGTGCGACGACTACCACGCGAGCATGGGTAACACCGCGTGGGTGGTGGACAACGAGGACGCGGACAATATCTCGGCTCGTGAAACAGCGATCCGCAAAGCGACGGCGTTCATCGACCGCAAGTATAACGGGCGCTTTCGAGGCCGACGTCAAGGCGCGTCTCAGGCGCTCATGTGGCCTCGTTGGAACTCAATCGATGCGGACGGATTCGTTATCGAGGGCGTTCCGGACACCGTGAAGTACGCCACATGCGAGGCCGCGCTGAGAGCCTACCAAGGAACAGACCTCATGCCGGACATGGAGCGCGGCGGACAGGTCATTCAAGAAACCATAGGACCCATTTCGACCACCTACGCGGCGGGGGCTCCGGCGGGAACACGGTTCTCGATTATCGAGGGGCTGCTTGCCCCGTGCCTGGTCGAAGCCGGGGTCCGGGCCGTCAGGGCGTGAAGGGAGTGATGATATGAAGCTGGCATTCAGAGGAGCGCTCACAGAGCCATTCGCGGTGAGCGGTGACAAAATAGGGGTCATTGTTCCGACCGGATGGAGTGCGGCGGGCATGACTTTTCAAGTATCGCATGACCGGGTCTCCTTTTTCGACCTCTACGGATACGACGGGAGTGCGGTGACGGAAGCGACATCGACCGTCACGGCAAATACCGCTATTTCTCTGGCAGGAATAGCGGAGCATCTCGCCCCGTTCCAATGGGCGCGGATTCGCTCCGGAGTCGCCGCAACGCCGGTCAATCAGGGTGCGGTCGCCGCGTCAAAGGTATTCACGTTCGATACCGGGAAGACGCTCACGATCACGAGCGGGGTCAACGGCATGATCGGGAATGAACTGTCGTTCTCGTTCGAGACAAATCTAAAGGACGATTTGGAGATTGTCGTATCCGGGACGCACGTGACAATCAAACTCGCGTCGGATACGTCATCGAAGAACAGCGCGGCGGCGATCCAAGCGTTGATACAAGCGGCGACCATAAGCGATATTGACGTCACGACGCTGACCGTCGCGGAGAGCCAAGGGTATGCGGCGGCGCGTCCTGCGGCGACGAAGGCCGTGGCGGTGTATCAATTCCTCGACGAAGAAGAAACGTCCCTCGGAACGCTGACGTTCACCGCTGGAATAGGCGGTGCGGGAGGGAATTTCGTATCTGAAATATCCTGGGGAACGAATGACACGGACGAGCTTGCCGTCTCGATAAACGACCTCGGGAAGCTGGAAATTATGCTTGCTCCAACGACTGCGAGCAGCAACGCGGCCGCGGCGATTGCAAGCGCGATACAGGCGCTGACCGATACGCCGTTCGACGAGTTTTTAGCGGCGCTTACGGTTGACGGTGATGCTACATGGGACGACGCCCCCGCAACTGGATTTACTACTATTGGCAACCTTACCGAGGGCGCGACGGAGGGAGCCGACATAACGGTACCGGAAGGCGGGAATCTTTACGGCGGGGACCGCTTCGAGATCGAGCTGACGATTCGATGAACTGGCAGGCAAAAGCGGACAAGGCGACTGCGGCACTGAGAAAATTCGGGGCTGCGATCGCCTTGGTGCGTATTCAACAGGCAACGCCTACGAATCCATGGGACCCTCCCGCACAGACGGAAGCGAGCTATCAGGGCAAAGGACTTTTGCTCTCCTACGCCGCGCACCTGGTGGACGGCACGACGATACAGGCCGGAGACGTGAAGCTCATGCTCGCGGCGGATATCGCCACAACGCCTGTCGCCGGAGATTTTGTCGACGTGAAAACGGAGCGGTATAGGGTGGTGCGTTCGGAGCCGTTTCAGCCGGGCGGGGAGGTTCTGTACTACGACCTCCAACTGAGGAGGTGAGGACGTGGCGAATGCGAAGCAGTTTTCAATCGACCTGACGCGGTGGGGAACGTCTCTTGAGAAAGAGCAAGCCCCGAATTTTATCCGCAAGATCGCGCTCGAACTGCTCAAAAAGGTGACTATGAAAAGCCCGGTCGATACGGGCCGCTTCCGGGCCAATTGGATGGTCGGCATCGGCGGCGCGGACGAGACGACAACCGATAGCACGGTCAACGACGCTGTGATGAGAGGTTCAATAATCCTATCGGCATACCGCGACCTCAAGCAAATACACCTCTCGAACAATCTCTCCTATGCGGCGGCGCTTGAGCATGGACATTCCATGCAGGCCCCTCTCGGTGTGGCTGAAATATCAGTCGAAGAGATTGAAGCGCATTTCAACGGGGGTGCGGCATGAATAGCAAATCAACCTTCGATACGCTTGCGGGCGCGTTTTCTACCGGCTGGAAGACGCTGAAAAGCGCCGGCCCCCCTGCGGTCTACGAGGAGAAAACGCCGATAGCATGGCCGAACGTCAATTTTACGCCTCCATCGGGGGCGTGGGTGCGGTTCAACGTCCTCGACGGGGAAGGCTCGTGGAGAAGCATAGGCTCTCCGGGAAGCAATCTCGCCGGGTACGTCGGTGTGGTGGTGATTCAGGTATTTGTCCCTCTCCTTTCTGGAGAATCGACCGCACGCGACTATGCAGATGCAGCAGCGGCGATTTTCCAAGGACAGGTAATCAGCGGTATCCGGTTCTCACCGGCAACCGCGCAAATTCTCAATACTTCGCTGGCAGACGGCTGGCATCAGATAAACGTCTCCATTCCATTCCGGCGGGACGTTTTAATTTAGCACAAGGAGGTAATCAAATATGGCGATAGCAAGCGCCGACAGGGTGCGGCTGGCGTATGTCGTGGAGAGTATCCCCGGCACAACGCCTACCACTCCCGCGCTGCAAATTGTCCGGCTGACCGGGGAATCGCTCGATGTGACGCGGGAAAATATCGTTTCCAGCGAGCTTCGAGCCGACCGGAACGTCATGGACCTGATACAGGTGGGCGGAGGAGCCGGTGGAGGAGTGGAGTTCGAGCTTTCCTACGGTACGTATGACGATTGGCTTGCAAGCGCTCTTCAAAGTTCTTGGAGCGGGGGGAGCGCGGCAGACCCGGACAAGATTGTGGCGAGCACGGACATGATAAACGGCGTCTACACGATAGCGGCTCAGCCAGCTACGCCAGCAAGAATCACCGTTACGCGAACTGTGGCTGGAAGCGCGGATACGGCAGGAATCGTTACGATCACCGGCACGGACGCAAACGACAATCCCATCACCGAAGACATCGTGCCGGGCGCAACGGGTGTCACTGTAAGTGGGCAGAAGACATTCAAGACCGTTACGCTCGTCGTCGGTTCCGGGTGGACAAGCGACGGCACGGCAGACCAAATCACCGTGGGCGTGGCGGCTATGCCTACGGTGCTGAAAAACGGCTCCACCCCGAAGAGCTTCACGCTGGAACGGACGCTTCTCGACCTTACCCCGAACGCCTACTTCCGCTTCAAGGGAATGCAGGCGAACGGGTTCAGTCTCACGTGCGCCACAAAGGAGATAGTGAAGGGTTCCTTCGACTTCCTGGGCATGTCCGGGGAGGCTGCGGAAGAGGCTGTAGCCGGAGCATCGTATCTGTCCGCAAGTACAACCGAGGTGATGGACGCCGCGTCCGATTTCGCAGGGTTCTCCGTCGCAGGGCTTTCCAGCGTGCATGTGTCGAGCCTGAGCCTCGATGCGACGAACAACCTCCGCGCTCCGACAGCGGCGGGGAGCGTGGATGCGCTGGGGATCGGCGCGGGGCGCTTCGAGCTTTCCGGTTCGATTGAAGCATACTTTGAGGACATCGAACTGTACGAGGCGTTCCTAGACGGCGACGCTACGGCGCTGGCGTTCACTCTTGGCAGCACGGCGGGAGAAAAGTACACCTT